TATATTCAAATCTCAACATTAGCTTCCAATCTAGGTATGAGTGACGCAAAACCAGATGACCTTTCTTCTGGTACAGAAATTGTATTTGATACTATAGATACTGGTAATGTAATACATATGAACGCAAGTGGTAGTTAATAATGCCTAGAAAAAAGATTACTGCTAAAGAGTTTGTTGAACAAGCAACAGGAGTAAGACTTTCTGCACACGAAAAATTATGTGCTGAAAGAATGAAAACTCTTAATGACAGCATTAATGAATTAAAGAGAGAAGTTAAATCTCTAAGACAAGACGTTTCTAAAGGTAAAGGTGCAGTAGCAGTTCTAGTATTTATAGGAACTATTGTTGCTTCTATTATTGGTTTTTTAAATATAAAATGAAATATGTACTAATTTTGTATGTATGTAGTTTTATAAATGTAGGAAATCCACCTTGTTTTGAAAGTCACGTATTGCCTTTAGAGTTTGAAAATTATACTGATTGTATACTACAAGGTTATCAATCTTCGCATAACTTATTAATAACAAATTATTCTGATAGAATTGAAGATGAAAAATTGTCAATTAAATTTTATTGTCAAGGAGTTAAGGTAGGTGAAAATATCTGATAATACTTCAATAGCTATGCCTATGAGAAATCTCATAAGTATAGTAGTTGCAGTAGCTGTAGGTGTTTGGGCTTACTTTGGAATAGTAGAAAGAATAAATGTTCTAGAAACTTCAGAACAATTGATGAAAGCTGACCTCTTAAAAAAGGCAGAGCAGACACCAAAGAATTTAGAAATGCTAATGTTAATTGAAATGAACGCAAAGTTATTGGAAAAACACCAAATTCAATTAGACGAAAATATTCACACTAAAGTTTTATTAACTGAAGCAAATAAAAAAATAGATAAACTACAAGAAGACGTAGAAAAATTAATTAGAAAAAATGGTAATCACTAATGGTAGAAGTAATGGCATTATTAATGTTTGTTGGAGTAGAACAAAAATTAGTTGAATTTACATATATGCCCTCAGTTTCAAAATGTATTGAGAAAAAAAGAATAGCTACGAGAAATAGTAATTCTCTTTATATTTGTTCTAAAGTAAAAGCAGAATTAAGTGATGATATGAAAATTATAAGAATAGAGAGAAATCAATGAGTGATGAAAAACTAAAAGAACTTCACGGAGTTCTAGCAAACAAATTACTAGAAAGAGTAAAAGACCCTGAAGTTAAGTCTTCAGATTTAAATGTAGCAAGACAATTTTTAAAGGATAATAATATAGACGCTGTACCTACACAGGACAGTCCACTTCAAAAACTTATAGAAGAACTACCTTTTGATGAAAAACGAAAAAATCCTGTCAAGACTAACTGACTTTAGGAATTTTCTATACATCACTTGGAAGCATTTAAATCTACCTGAACCAACTAAAATACAATACGACATAGCTGACTATATAGCTAATGGTGATAGTAGAATAATTGTATCTGCTTTCAGGGGTGTCGGAAAAAGTTGGATAACAGCTTCTTATGTATTGTGGAGATTATTATTAAATCCAAATGTTAATATATTAGTTGTATCTGCTTCTAAAAATAGGGCAGACGATTTTAGTACATTTTGCCTTAGATTGCTACACGAAATTCCAATATTACAACATTTATATCCACGAGACGAACAAAGACAATCTAAGATAAGTTTTGACGTAAATACTGCTATAGCTTCACAGCAACCCAGTGTAAAATCACTAGGAATTACGTCACAAATTACAGGTTCTCGTGCTGATTTAGTAGTAGCTGATGACGTAGAAACGTCAGGAAATACGCAAACTCAGTTTATGAGAGATAAGCTCTCAGAAGCCATAAAAGAGTTTGAAGCAGTGATTAAGCCAGATACCTCTAGAATTGTCTATCTGGGTACACCTCAGACCGAGCAAAGCATATATAATAAGCTACAAGAGAGAGGATATAAGGTCAGATATTGGACTGCTAGATACCCTAGTGAAAAACAGATAAAATCCTATGGTTCTAATCTAGCACCTATAATTAACAATACTTGGTCTACTGAACTTATAGGTAAACCAACTGACCCTACGAGATTTGACGAAAAAGACTTATTAGAAAGAGAAGCTAGTTATGGAAGACTAGGTTTCAATATGCAGTATCAACTAGATACTACACTTTCTGATTTAAACAAATTCCCACTAAAATTGTCGGATTTAATTGTAATGAATTGTAATCCTGACAATGCACCAGAGAAAGTAATATGGGCTTCTAGTCCTGAACTACAACATAATGATTTACCTAATGTTGGACTTCAGGGTGACGCTTATTTTAGACCTATGAATATACAAGGTCAGTGGCTTCCATATACAGGGTGTGTGATGGCGATTGACCCTAGTGGTAAAGGTAAAGATGAAACTGCTTATTGTATAACTAAGTTTGCAAATGGTAATATTTATCTTTTAGATATTGGTGGTTTCAATGCAGGTTATTCTGAACATACGTTATCTAAATTAGTAGACGTAGCAAAGAAACACAAAGTTAATAAAATATTAATTGAAGAAAACTTTGGTCAAGGAATGTTTGACGCTTTGTTAAAACCATATTTAATTAAGCAATATCCTTGTACTACAGAAATGGTAAGACAAACTTCTAATAAACATAGAAGAATATTAGATACGTTAGAACCTATTATTTCACAACATAGATTAATTGTAGATAAGTATGTAATCAAAAAGGATTACGAAGAAACTAATATGTTGTACCCACAAGAGACAGCACTAAGGTATCAACTATTCTATCAACTAAGTAGATTACAAAAAGAAGTCCACTCTTTACCACAAGATGACCGAATAGATTGTCTACAGGTGGCTTGTAATCACTGGGTTAAACATCTTTCTAGAGACCAAGAGTTAGCTATGAAGATGAGAAAAGATGAGTTATTTAATCAAGAAATGGAAAAATACTTTGGAGACAAAGTTGATAACACTTGGATTAAAATATGAAGTGTTGTCTATGTAAAAAGAAAGCTGATATAACTTATGATAATAAAAATTATTGTCAGTCTTGTTTTATGAATACTAATTTTAAGGAAGAAAATGAAGAAAAAATCAACAGTAAACAAAGCAGGTAATTATACCAAACCTACTCTACGTAAAAGAATATTTCAAAGATTAATGAATAGTGCTTCATACGGAACGGCAAAAGGTAAGTGGTCAGGAAGAAAAGCACAGGCACTTGCTCGTCTTTATAAGAAAGCAGGTGGGGGTTATAGATAATGGCTTTAGCACCCTCTCAGAAGTCT